ACAAAGACTCGGAAGGGCAGGTTTGGTATTCTTGCTCCATGACTGAACCAGATGATAAAACTAGCGACATTACTGCAATCGGACTCATGGAATACGCTAAAAATATGATTCTAAATCCCATAGAAGAAGATTAAAGAGGAAGTGACAAAATGAAACGATGGTTTTTGACAGTCGATTGGTGTAGTAAAGGTAATCGTGGGATATTTTGCGACAAAAATGGTTCATGTTTCAGTAAAGAAATCCAACATACAGAAGATGAAATGTGGAATATTCTAGGTGCATTTGAAATGATTTTAGCCCCACAAAGTATCGAACTTTCAGAGGATGAGCTAAAAGAATATCACACATGGCATCCCCTTGCTGAATATTCAGATCAATATGGAGTATGTCTAAAAACTAAAAAGGAAGTAATGAAATGAACGATAGATTAACCTACGAGCAAAAACGTAAAATCGGAATAAAGCTCTACAACTTTCTATACAGTTTTACCAGTGAAGGTTCACGAAAATTTGATGCAAAGTATCCCGACTACAATTCTTTTAAAGAGTCACTTAAATATCCAGAGGAATCCCCCATAAGATACATGGAAAAGTTTATGGATGGTGAAAATTCTACCCGGTTCGCACATCCCTTACACCCAATGCACCTACCTCTTTCGCTTTTAATCGTTCGATCTCTTTGTTTAATCGTTCAATTTCTTTTTCTTGAAATGATATAAGCTTTTCTGCTATTTCCATGTTCTTTAAAAGTTTACTGTAGTTAGTACTAGAACTGTCTTGTTCAGTATATAATTGAGAGAGTGAGTTATCTTGTTTGAGCATTTGGCCAGTACCCATAATAAGCCAAGTCATATCAAGTTCGGGATACTCTTTTGATATGCTATCTAGCTTCTCTGGCGGTATAGAATTTCGTATGCTATTTACATACGAATTTTCAACGTTGATAGAGCGTTCGAACGCTTTGATTGAAATTCTAAGGTACTCTATAAATTTTCTAAGCCTTTCTTGTACTGGTGGTTTCATAATTCATTTATTTGTAATGTTAAGCTAACTAATTGATTAACAATACATAAGGGTTTGCACTATATTTTATAAGGGTTAACTCTTATTGCTAAATCATAAAGAACGCTAAACTATATGCTAAAAGCATACGTTTATTTGGCTTGTATATGGCAAAAGCATATCTTTGCAACGTGTTAGAACAAATGATACAAAAACGTTATAAAATTAAATGACTGCATGGATTGTTCGAGTGCAGCGCCGACAATATAAATTGTGGACCCGCTCCGTCTTTCCAGTAATCCTATTCCCCACGCTAGGGCAGCGATGAAACGTGACTTGCCGTTTTTCCGTGGAAGAAATATAAATGCTTCTTTGAATCTGCGTATCTTCGTACCCGCTTCATAAAAGCCGAGTAGGTTATAGATATTAAATTTCTGCCACGCTTCCAACAAAAAAGGCTCACCCTGTAAAGGTGAACCATCTAATCTCTCGCCTTTGTCGTGGACGAAGGTGTTTTCAATTACCTTGATAACGAAGTCGGCATCTTTTGTTCTGAAATCATAAGCCGGGTTATTCAAGTCGTCCAAGAATCTTTGGCAAGCCTGAACGATTTCTTTGCCAACTAGCTTTTGTAACTTAATTACGTCCTCGGCATTACAACGGCCGGGGATAACATGAATAGCTTCTGCTACAACCGTCTGAAATATTGCCAGAAGATACTTGATAAAACGGTGACCGATGAAAAGTACTTTGTTTTTATCGCAAAGGCTGACGAGGATGAAGAAGGAAACGTCGATTATACGAACCCTATTCAGCATGAGAAAGCTAATCCAAACTACGGCGTAACGATCCGGCCGGACGACATCCTAAACGATGCCATGCAAGCGCAGAATGATCCGCAACAACGCAAAGACTTTTTCGCTAAGTCGCTGAACATCTACACTTCGACTATGAAAGCCTATTTCAACGTGGACGAGTTCAGGAGTTCTGACAATCAGTTTAACTGGACGCTAGAGGATTTGGCTAAGATGCGCATTGATTGGTATGGTGGTGCGGATTTATCGAAGCTGCACGATTTAACGGCTGCAGCCTTGTATGGCAAGACGATGCACGAAGGTAAAGAAATCGACATCGTTATCACGCATGCGTTCTTCCCGATTACTGCCGCCTACAAAAAAGCCGATGAGGATAATATCCCGTTGTTCGGTTGGCAAGATGACGGCGTGCTGACGATGAGTAACACGCCAACAGTCAGTTATGACGACATTATCAACTGGTTCAAGCAGATGAAACAACTCGGATTCAAAATTAAGTTGATTGGATTCGATAAGAAGTTTGGCCGCGAGTTCTTCCTGGGGATGAAACGTGCCGGATTTAGAATCGTTGACCAACCGCAATACTTCTGGATTAAGTCAGAAGGCTTCCGGCGCATTGAAATGAAGGCGAAGAACAACGGCCTGTATTACTTGCATAACCAAGCATTTGAGTATTGCGTGCAGAATGTGCGCGCCATCGAGAAAACAGACGACCAGATTCAGTATGAGAAAGTCGGCGGGGATGGCAGTACAACGCGTATCGACTTGTTCGATGCGGCTGTGTTTGCGGCCGTGCAGATGTTGAACGATTTAAGCAAAGGATCAAGCGCGTCGAAATGGCTTGGGAATTCATAGAGAGGTGGTGATAATAATTGAGCAAAAAGAAGAACGGTAAAAACAAAAAACAATACCGGGAAGCACTACCTTCCATCGAATACAAAGTTTTGTCAACTCTTGATGAACTGTATATCCCTAGTGGCTACGTGAAGCTGGCTGACAATCCGGAAGTTAAGATAGCCGTGGACAAGATTGCTGACCTTGTAAGCAACATGACGATTCATTTGATGGAGAACACAGATAAAGGCGACAAACGCGTGAGAGATGGCCTAGCGCGCAAGATAGACGTGAATCCATACAGGTATATGACGCGCAAATCTTGGATATATAAAATCGTGTCGGATTTGTTGTTATACGGTGATGGCAATTCCGTCGTACATATTGCAATCGACAAGGCGACGGGCTACATCAGCGATTTGCAGCCGTTTCAAATGCAAGGCGTATCATACACGGCAACCAAAGATGGCTATGAAATCGATGTGAACGGCACAATCTACAAGCCGGAAGAAGTCGTCCACTTTGTGATTAACCCTGACCCGAACTATCCGTACAAAGGAACCGGGTACAAGGTAGCTTTGAAAGATATCGTCAACAACCTGAAACAGGCTACCGCAACGAAGAATAGCTTCATGAGCGGCAAATACATGCCGTCCTTAATCGTTAAGGTTGACTCCTTGACTGCTGAGTTGTCGAGTGAAGAAGGCCGTGACGGTGTGTTTAATAGCTATCTGAAAAGCAGTGAAGCGGGCAAGCCTTGGATTATCCCGGCAGAAATGCTAGAGGTTCAACAGGTCAAGCCGTTGTCGCTGACGGATATCGCCATCAATGAATCGGTAGAACTGGATAAAAAAACGGTAGCTGGACTCATTGGAGTTCCGGCTTTTTTTGTGGGCGTTGGCGAGTTCAACAAAGAGGAATACAACAACTTTATTAACACAAAAATTATGTCTATTGCAAATGTCATTTCACAGACGCTGACGCGCGACTTGCTTTTCAGCAATACGCTCTACTTCAAGCTGAATCCGCGAAGCCTGTACTCGTACAACCTGACAGAAATGGTCGGCGCTTATGGCGAGATGGTCAAGATGAACGCCATGCGGAGAAACGAACTGCGGAAAGAAGTCGGACTTGATCCGGACGATGAAATGGAAGCTTTGATTGTGCTTGAAAACTATGTTCCGGCCGATCAGTTAGGCGACCAAGAAAAATTGAAGGGAGGTGATGGAAATGAAAAAGAGGACATCCTTCTTGGAGAGCCAGTTTAGAGCAGAAGAACAAGAGGACAAGTTAGTCGTTGAAGGCTACTTTATCAAATACAACTCGGAAACGAATTTATTTGACGATGTATACGAGGAAGTGTCGCCTGAGTCAGTCGAACGCAGTCTTGCAAACAACGATATCAGAAGCCTGTTTAACCATGATACAAGCCTTGTACTGGGTCGAACCAATAACGGAACACTAACCCTTAAGTCTGACGAAATCGGCCTATGGGGTTCGATAGAAATCAATAGAGAAGACTCCGAAGCTATGAACGCATACGCGCGCATTAAACGCGGTGATGTCGCCGGCTGCTCTTTTGGTTTTTATCCAATCAAAGAAGAGCAGCAAAAACGCGAAGGCGGCGGCAAGAAATTTATTATCCGTGAAATGGATTTATTCGAAGTTAGTTGCGTAACGTTCCCGGCATATCCGCAGACAGAAATATCTGCACGTAAGAAAGATATTGAAGTTTTGAAAAAAGAAAAATTAGAATCTCGGAAACGAGAATTAAAGGAGAGATTAGCACATGAGTAACCCGATTATCACAGGCGCAAAAATTGGTATGAAGCGTTCAGCATTGTCGACAATCGACGAAGCTATCACGGCTTTAAATTTACGTTCTGAGGAAGTTTTGAAAGCAGTTGATGGAGCAGAAACCGAAGAAGATTTAGTAGCGGTAGAAGCAAGCGTTGAGGAAATTCAAGCTGAATTAGAAACGAAGCAAGCTGAAAAGAAATCACTTGAAGATGAGATCGCAGCACTAGAAGCAGAATTAGAAATCGTAAACACAAAGACACCGGACACAACAGAAGCACAACCACAAGGAGGAGAAAGAAACATGACAGAGAAAAATCAAGAATTGCGTGACGGTATCAAAGCGTTTGTACGTTCAAAAGGACAAGAGCGTGCAGGTTTCACATCAGTAGAGGGCGGCGCGTTGATTCCGGAAGAATTGCTTGCACCGAAGAAAGAAGTTACCAACAAGCTAGACCTGACTAAATACATCAACGTCGTTAAAGTAAATTCTGGCGCTGGTAAATATCCGTTCATCTCCGGTTCAAGCGGCGTCATGGCTTCAACGGCTGAACTTGCTGCCAACCCTGAATTGGCTAAACCAACGATCACAGAAATCGACTACAGCATCCTCACTTACCGTGGATATGTTCCTGTATCTCAAGAAGTTATCGACGATGCAGATTATGACGTTACTGGATTGATAGCAGAAACAATCAAAGAGCAAGAGTTAAACACAAAGAACGCAAAAATCGCAGCTATCCTAAAAACTGCTACTGCTAAAGCGGTGACTGGTTTGGACGGTATCGTGACTATGCTTAATACAGACTTCAAAGATAACTATGATATCAAATTGTTTATCTCTAAATCTCTATACAACGCTTTGGATTTGCTAAAAGACTTGGATGGCCGTTACTTGTTGCAACCAGACCCAACAGTAGCTTCTGGCAAATCAATCAAAGGCCGTGAAGTTGTTCCTTTGGACGATGCAACGATCGCAACTGCCGGAGCTTTGAAAGGATTCGTTGGAGATGCTAAAGAGTTCGCAACATTGTTTGACCGCCAACAAGCTTCTATCAAATGGGTTGATAACGACGTGTATGGTCAATTGCTTGCTGACTTTGTTCGCTTTGATACTAAAGCGGTCGATACTGCAGCTGGATTCTACATCACTTACACCGCAGCAGTTTAAGGAGGTAGCTAATGTCCTATAAAGTCATTTATCCATTCGCTGACTTGCAGGACAAAACGAAAGTGTTTCCCGACGGTAGAGTTTATGCCATCGGGGATGCTTTTCCTGCAACCAAGCGCAAAGTAGCTGAGGAAAGAATCGCAGAATTATTGAGTTCTAAGAACGGGGCAAGTACGGCAGTCATTAAAAAGGGTGATGCGTAATGTTCGCGGAAGCAGTAGGACTTGTTAAACAAAGATTAGGTATCTCGACTACGGTCAGGGATGCCTATTTGTTTGCAATCGTTGAGGGTGTGGCGCATGAATTGCAGACTATCCAGGGAATCACATTGGACGAAAACAATCCGGCACATTTGATGTTCGTTGTCGATTATGCGGAGTACCGTTATTCAAACAGAGAGAACCCGGTCATGCCACGGCATCTGCAATTCAGGATGCACAATCTGATTATAAATGGTGGTGGTGCGATTGTTTAACGAAGAAATTGAGTTAGGCAACCTAGTTGAAACGATCGTAAAAGGTGAAGTCATCAAAACAATGGTGTGGCAGTCACGGCTTGCTAATCAATTAGATGATGACCGCTCAGAGTTTTACCAAGGCGCATCAGCCGGACTAAGACCAGAACTCACGTTTGAAATCAACGGCTTTGAATACAGTAACGAGGAATTTGTACGCTTTCCGGCATTGACAGGAACGGTGTATACCATAATCCGAGCTCCAAAGCGTAACGATATGAGAGAACTTGTCTGTACGACGCATGCGGGAGTTGAGTTGTAATGGCTAGAAAAGCTAAAGCACCATTCACGATGGAAAGCAATCTCGACAAGATTATCCTGAAGATACAAGAAAAGCCGTATACCGTCATGGGAAAAATAGGGCAGAACCTTGTCAAAGAAATCAAACCAACCTTGCCGAAGAAAACCGGGCGCTTGCGCTCATCCGTTGGCTACTGGGCGCGTAAAGATGAGAAAGATATTCAAGTCGGATTTTACACGAAGAAGAAAGTAGGCAAACATTGGTCAGCTTTTTATTCAAGCATTTTATACGGTACGCAGAACGATCCGATTAAACCGATTGTAGTTAGGAACGCAGAACTGATTAAACAGCTAATCGGCGCGGCGCTAGACGAAATAAGGAGTGAGTAAATGGACACGAACGCAGTAGCAGATGAAGTATTGGAGTATCTTTCAACGAAGCACACCAGAGTATACCGCAATCGTGCGCCACAATCTCCGACGTTTCCTTATGTGGTTTTCCGCGTTGAAAGCGTGCTGAATAATAGCCCGTCAGAGGACTTTTATATCAACGTGGATGTTTACGAGGACGTAACCCAAAGCGTGCGCACAATCGAAGCATTGGCAGATACAATCGACACTGACTTAAATATGACAGTCATTAACACAAGCGTGCTGAACATGCACTTTTTGCGAGAGGCGAGGCAGTTTGTGGATGATGAAGAACTGGTCGGAAAGCAAATGATTAATTTGAGATACAACACTAGAATTTACTTTAAATAAGGAGTGATTAGATGGCAACAGCAGAAAAGATTTTACTAGGATATGGCGTGGTATCGGTTGGCGCTACACCTATCGGCTTGACCCGTGGCGGTTCGTCTTTCGTTGTCGAACGCGAATACCGCGAGATTGAAGCGGATGGCGACAGAGGGCCAGTGCAAGGACGTATTGTAATTGATACCGAACGCGCGAAATTAAACGTCAACGCGTTGGAATTATTTACCTCAGCCGATATGACGAAATACTATCCCGGATTAAGCGTGACTACCGGAACATTAACATCTACATTAGTTATCGCGTCAGGTGATTACAATGATGTGACGTGGGTAGGAAAAACAAAAGACGGAAAAGCGGTAACGATCAAAGTCGAGAACGCGATCAATATGGATAACTTGGAGTGGACACTTGAAGATAAATCAGAGGTAATTGCCGCACTTGGATTTGTAGCAACCTATGACGAGTCTGCAAGAACTACACCACCTTGGAATGTCGTGTTTGCCGCATAAATTAGAGAGGGAGAAATCCTTCTCTCTTTTTTTGTACTTTTTAGGAGGAAACTATGAGAAAACTAGAACTACAGGACGTGTTCAGACTGTCCGAAATCATTGACGTGATGGGGATTGAGATTGATTTGAATGACTTAATGGACAAAGTGAAGAAAGACGGCAAAGTCACGGAGCGCATTGGTGGCCAGATCGCGTTGTTGCTGATTAAGAAGATGCACAAGGCCGAGAAGCAAGTATATAAATTCATGGCTGACTTGTCCGGGGATAGTGTGGATGAAGTCAAGAAGTACCGTCCGAAACAACTGGTATCATTCTTCACAGATTTAATGACTGACGAGGACTTCAACGATTTTTTTCAACAAGCCTAAAATTTAAGGCTGAGGAAGTCGAAGATTTGCTATTGAAGCGGTACGGAAACATTGACTACGTGATGGGCTTGTCATTAAAGCGATCCGCGAAACTAATCAGCAAGGCAGTAGAAGAAAACAAGCGTGACTACTACTACAAGTGGTGGCTTGCACGCGTGCCGATGTATACCAAAGAGAACTATGAAAGCTTCGAAGAATTTTACGACAAAGTGAACCCGGCAAAAGTCGAGTATGACTTGCGGAGTAAAGACGATATTATGAACGACATTTTAGGAATAAATTGAAAGGAGGGATGACTTATTGAACTTTTCCGTTTAATGGGAACAATAATGCTCGATGACCAAGAAGCCATAAACTCTCTGAAAAAAGTTGACACGAAAGCAAAAGACTCCAAAACGAATTTGGAAAAAATTTCCGAAGGCGGCGCGAAAATTGGTGCTGCCGTTGCTATCGGTGCAGGTGCAGCAGTCGGAGCGATCGCGGGCATGACAGCAAAAATCACCGAATCAACCGGAGCCATACAGGATAGCGCGGACCGGACTGGCATGAGCGCGGAAGAATTCCAGAAGTGGAGTTTCGCCGCTGAACAATCCGGCATGAGCGCGGAAACGTTGGAATCTGCCATGATTAAACAACAAAAAGCCTTTGCTGAAGCGAAAACAGGTTCGGAAGGCATGGGTGAGGCTTACACTAAGTTAGGCATTGACATCAATTCCATTGGTTCGTCGTCCGAAGCGTTCGACCAAGTGATGGCATCGTTGGCTGGCATGACGGACGAATCCGAACGGAACGCACTGGCGAATGACATTTTCGGGAAATCATACGCCGAACTCACGCCACTATTAGGCGAAGGTGCTGCCGGAATGGACGCATTGAAACAACAGGCGGTTGATCTCGGCGGTGTCATGAGTAATGAAGCTGTGGCAAGTGGCGAAGCTTTGGGCGATACATTGGACCAGATGAAACTGGCAGGAGAAGGCGTGTTTAATTCAATCGCTACGTCTTTAATGCCGACTATACAAACATTTGCCGATTGGATTATCGCCAACATGCCAGCCATCCAATCGACGGCGGAGAGCGTTTTTAACGGCATTGGCGATGCCATCCAATTCGTGACAGACAATTCAAATATTATTATTCCGGTTTTATCTGGTGTGGTCGGAGCGTTTGCGGCTATGCAGATTATCAGTGTGGTAAAAGGACTTATGGATGCCTACAAAGCTTCCACGATCCTACAGACATTCGCACAAGGTGGATTAAATGCAGTCATGGCAGCTAATCCGATCGCGTTAGTTATCTTAGGCATTGCGGCATTAATCGCCATTGGCGTGGCCTTGTATCAAAACTGGGATACAGTCAAACAAGTGGCTAGTAATTTGTGGTCCGGAATATCGGATAGTTTCGGGAAAATAAGCGGCAAAGTATCGGAAGCTATGGAATCAGCGAAAAGCATTGTCAGTGGTGCAATCGACAAAATCAAAGGCTTCTTCAAATTTGAATGGAATTGGCCGAATCTTAAAACGCCACACTTTAAGTTATCTGGAAGTTTGAATCCGCTTGATTGGTTGGACGGCGGAGGGCCCAAAATTTCCGTTGACTGGTACGCAAAAGGTGGTATCTTCACACAGCCTACGCTATTTAATACCGGTAGCGGGTTAAAAGGAATAGGCGAAGCGGGACCGGAAGCAGTATTGCCGATTAACAAATTGCCGGAACTACTCGGACTGGATAAGCAATCGCAAGCTATCGACTACGATCGCATGGCTTCGGCAATCATTACCGCCATCAGCAAGTCAGATTTGAAAGTAGAAATGGACAGACGACAACTCGGAAGGCTAGTAGGTGAGTTGATATGAGATTTCAAGTTAAATACGAAGGCGCGGGTGGCATAGTCGATATGTCTACTGCGCCTGTTTTGTACCGTGAGCATGATTTCATAAAGCGCGCACACAACTATAACGCAACGGCATTAGTCAGCGGCCTAGGTTCAAAATTGACGCGGTTTTATAAAGAGGCGGTAGAGTACACAATCCAGTTATCTGTATGGGGTGTGGATATGTACGACACGCTGAACAACATGACGGAAGTATTTGAGCGTGACATATTCCTGAAAGTGCCCGGCCGTCTGCAAGTCAACGATGAGTATCTAAATTGCTACATCATTGCAAGCGATGTGGGTGATTGGACATTAGCCGGAAATGGCGTGACGGTAGAACTCACGATACTAGCCGAGCAACCTATTTGGATAAACGAGCAACTACTTTCATTCGGCACATTCACATCAGGTAGCGCAACAGGCTTTATCTTGCCGACTGTTATACCGTTCGGTTTAACATCCGACATCGGCGTTCAGCAAGTTGTGGTAGAACACTTTTCATCCGTCAGGGCTGAAATCAGCTTGTTCGGTCCGTCAGTTAACCCATCCTTTACACTTGGCACGCACATTTATCAAGTTAACGGCACATTGCTGGACGGTGAGCGCTTTGTAATAAATCAGCTTACTAAGACGGTGGTTAAGGTGACGAATAGCGGAGAAGTCATTAATTGCTTCAATTTACGCAGTAAGACGTATTCCGTATTTGAGCCTGTACCTTCAGGAGAAAGCATGCTGACATATTCCGGTGAGTTCGCAATCAGCATCAATTTATTTTATGAGCGAGGTGAGCCACGTTGGAAATAATTCACGCAGACAGTAATTTAATCGAATTACGCTTATTGACCGAATTTGACCAGTACGAAGCTGTTAGCGGACTAGGATACAAGTACGCAGACAATGACTTCGAATTGCAGATACCAGAGTCTATTTGGACGACAGAGCCAATCGAGAACGGGCACTATCTCTATCAACTCGGTAGTGAGTGGGGCGGACGCGTTGAGAACATCGAACATATCGGAACAACAGTGAAATGTAGCGGCCCGACTTGGCGTGGCATGATCGCACGCAAGATTATTTCTCCGGCATCCGGCCAGGCATATCGGACTATCACGGCAGTAGACGCAAACGCGGCAATCAGCACGCTCATCGGAACATCGTTCGGATCGCTATTCACGGTAAGCGGGGTATCTTCCGGCATCACGGTCAGCGGATCGTTTCGGTATGCCAACATGCTAGGCGGTATCCACTCGATGTTGCAGCAGTATGGCGCTCGATTGGAAATCATCTTCGACGGCACACAGGTCGCTTTATCGGTCGTTTCATCAGTCGATTACACGGATGTAGAACTATCGCAAGACTACGATGCACCGCTTGAATCGTCGGTAGCGCATGGCGAGGCTTATAACCACGTGATCGCGCTAGGCCGTGGGGAACTGACTGCACGCGAGGTAGTCGAGTTATGGCGATTGGAGAACGGCACAGTGACAAGCACGGCGCAACCAAACGATGCGACAGACAAGCAATTTGTTTTAGACTACCCTAACGCCGAATCGGTCGAAGAATTGACCAATAACGCAACGGCAAAACTACTGGAAAACAGTCCGGTCGAATCCATCAAGATTAACCTGGACGAAATCGACACGGATTTAAAACTTGGTGATGTGGTCGGCGGCGCGGATTATGTGACCGGGTTGAAAATCAGCAAGCCCATCACGCAGAAGATTTTTAAAGCGGACAACAAAGGTAAGACAATAAACTATAAGGCGGGTGAATAAATATGGCCCAAAAAGGCATTATCAGAAATACCACAACGGCAGAAATTTCAGCAAGCGACTTGGCTGCCGTTTTTCACGGATTAGTCGGCAAGTCTGGCATCCTGGATCAGTTCAACAATTTAGCATGCACGAAAATCAGCGATAATAGCGTTCAACTGGACAGCGGTGTTTACTCATTATCCGGCTATCTCCTGCACGTACAAGCAGGAACGGCCATCACCTTAACCGTTGATAGTGGAACGGCCGGACAGAATCGGAATGATTTAGTAGTCGCTGAACTCGTCAAAAACGGCGGTGGCGCTGGCATTGACACACTAGAGTTCAAAGTGGTCAAAGGCACATCAACAAGCGGCACTCCGGCTGACCCAGCACTCACTCAACAGGATGTTAACTCTACAGGCGTAACGCGGCAGGAAGCGCTCTACCGTGTGAAATTGGTAGGCGTCACACTGACAACCATTGAAGCAGTAGCGAGCGTTGTGGACAATATCGACACGCTGAAAGAGCGCGCAATCGTTGAGAGTGGCGGAAACGCGACGGATGGCTATTACCACAAATTCGGCAACGGTGATATGGAAGTCTGGGGAACAAAAGCGATTTTAGATACTTTTGTAACAGGTAGCGGCGCACCTTATAACGTTAACCTAGCATCAACATTTATCGAGCCTCCTCAGATTAATGTGTCGGCATCAGCTTATGATGGCAGTGGTACTTTTACTGATTATCGAGCATCTGCACATTTAAATGGTGTAAATAGTGGTAGTTTCTTCGGCCATGTTTTTTGCCAATATGCCGCATCTGCGTTAGGCGCAATCATGCTGCATTATAAAGCAAGCGGAAAATGGAAATAGGAGGTGAGTAAATGGCAATAGTAATACCAGATGGCGCACGAATTATCGACGTTGACTTAAACACGTTAGAAACAAATGTATTCCAGAATAAGCCGTATGAAACGCACGAACAATTTTACTCAACCGACATTGGCATGGCGTATCTGCGCTTTACAGGTTTGGAACAAGATTACACCGGATGCACGGCACGCTTGGGCTTGATTAACTTCAACGACGGAACAAAGGTGCAGCGCACGCTTGAAATGGACACGGAAACAACGTTTGTCTATCCAATGTTGGAAACCGAACTGGCGCACGGTGGTAGATGGATTGGACAACTGACAGTGGTCAAGGATGGCACGACAGTTACCGATAATCCGTTTAGATTTAGGATTGACGGGCCTATCCTGACCGTTCCGCTGATTAGCTTTGACAACGTGAACACCTTTACGGATCAATTAACTACTATATATGACGGTTTAAACGCGTTCCTGGACGTTGTATCACTAACAGAAGCGGATAGAGTGACAGAAGAAGGCTTGCGCGTCGTTGCTGAAGGTTTGCGAGTGACTGCGGAAGAACTACGGGAAACGGCAGAAGATACCAGACAGACGACTTTTGAAGCTAATGAAATCATCCGGGATGGCATCGTTAATAGTCTGGTGACTGCCGAAACGATCGCACAAAAGGTTGCAGAAAAATATCAATTAATTGAAGCAGAATCTGCTAATAGGTTGCTTTCAGTGGAGCAACAGTTGGCGCAAAAGGCAAAGAAGCATTGGGCGGATGTTACGGATTTCGGGGCAGATAGAACGGGTGTTTTGAGTTTTCGGCAGGCCTTAGTTGACGCATTAGCTTTCGCCGTGGCAAATGGACTCAAATGTTTGTATATACCGGCAGGCGATTATTACTTCCCCGCCACTTCGAATGGTGCTATTAATATTCCGAGTAACTTTACAATCCGTGGCGATGGCTTCGGAACAATTATTCATTTTGATGATAACCCTGTGGCTGCGTTAACCTGGGGAGCAATACCTTTCCGTGCTATATCTCAATCAAACATCATCTTTAGAGATTTTAAGATGGTGGGATCCTTAGATAAATACCCAACGTCAATGCAAACGAATGCACTACCATTGATAGAAGCAAATGGTTGTGAAGGTATTTTGTTTGATAATGTACATCTTGAAGGGTGTAGAACTGTAACTACGCAAATAGCCGATTGTAAAAACGTAACCATTATAAATAGTTCTGTCAAGAATGCTATAAGAGATGGATTCCGTTGTGTAAACTGTTCCAATGTAAAAGTCACAAACAACCTGTTTTATAATGTTGCTGATGATTCAATTTCAGTATCTAGCGTAGATTCTGTTTCAGGACATGTAAATTTAAATACGATCATAACAAACAACATCTTCATATTATCGCAAGGTGTCAAAGCACTCGGAGGGAAAAACGTTGTTATAAGCGACAACATATTCAAATTGTGTCACAACACCGCCATATCGGTTTGCTATATTGCATCTGGAGGAGAGGGTAAATCAATTCCGATGAGTTTGTCTATCAACAATAATATCATTGAGGATAATATAAGATTTGCACAATTTGGAGAAGGGGCTTTGATTATCGACATCATCGGAACGATCAAGAGTGCCGATGCGAACGGTAAGATACCGGGTTTCACGATTGCGCCTTATACTTACAATTGGCAAAAATCACCTACCATAACTCCTCCGTTTGATAACGTTAGTGTGACAAATAATAAAATCGTACGAACAAGACCGATTACAACGAAAATTTCTGATTACGGGTACGGTACGATTATCATTCGAGATTCGACAACGCCTTATAACGACTTAGAAATAGTTGAAGCTTGTTTTGCAACATACGCAGTTCAGTTCAAAAATTGCATTAACGACATCATTTTTGCAGGGAATGTTATTAGTGGATATAACACATTAAGCCCACTTGTATTCATATCGGCGTATACTGGGATTTCTTTTGAAAACGTATTGATTAAAAACAATATTTTTAGGGATAACCTCAGTTCACAAATCAGTCTTGTCAACCCTGTCAAAAAGGTTAACTTCGTCATCGATGGAAATACTTTTGACGTTGACCCGTACTTCCGAAATCCGGCACACAACGCTGATAACTCGTGGAACAGTGCGGTTACTGGTGGGGTAAGCAATGGAATAGCGGGGGATGTTGCAGATGTACTGGTTATAAATAACATATTTAAAAATTGTTATCAGGTATTTGGTTCCCCCAAAATTGCATCTGGAAACTATGCCTACATGCAAACGGGAACACCAAACAAGGGAATCTCTGTCAAACAAAGTTGTACAGCTATAGAAATAAACGGAGACCCAACTAACGCGAACTACATGCAGGTCATTTAATCGGTAGCTTATTTCTTTAAAATCTATGTTATAATTGCTCTAAAAATAAAGGGATGTTATCATGGACAAAAATAGCTTAAAAGAAACAATCGCCTCTGATTTATTCAGATACACGCAGAAGGTTTCCCCCAAAACAATGGTTGAAGCGTTACTAACCAAGCCGGGATTCCGAACTACTTATTTCCTTAGAAACAGTCAATACTATAAAGGCAAAAATAAACTCAAATTTATGATGCACAAGTTTTTCCTTCTGCAATGCAAGTATAAGTATGGCTATGAAATCCCTGTACCTACTCGGTTTGGAAAGGGTATATTTATAAACCATATGGGAAATGTTATAATCAACCCGCTTGCGGTGATAGGCGATAACTTTACTACAAACGGTAGCCTAGTTATCGGACAGACCAACCGAGGTAATAAAAAGGGCGTTCCAACGCTTGGGAATAATGTTTGGGTTGGAAACGGTGCGGTTATCGTTGGTAAAGTAAACATCGGAAACAACGTCATGATCGCGCCTAACGCTTATGTAAATTTTGATGTTCCTGATAATTCTGTCGTGATAGGTAACCCAGGGCAAATAATAGCCAAAGAAAACGCAACTGATGGGTACATTGAAGGGATAATATAAATTTGTTTTTATTGTACCTGTTATGCAGCGGGGATTATTGGTACGGATGAAAATTTCTTAAAATACTATTACAATAGAAAAGGAGCATCATCATGACACTTTACTTATTAATCGGACACGCCAAAGGTTTCTATGAAGAAGATTATAATTTAATCTGTGTATGTGACAGCGAAGAAAGAGCGAAAGAAATAAAAGCGTCTGACAAAGATTTTGACACCTATGAAATTAAACCGTGTTCTCTTAATGAAAGGATAGTGGATTGATAATGAAGAAAACAGAAGAAATCGAGAAAAAGTTATACGATATTATGGATTCCGAAAATAAAGAAGTAGAAGCTGTATTGCCTGACTTGATTAAAGATTTAAACTACGCCGAAAAATTAGAACTTTTTTCAACGATCTTGTGTGATGAGTGGTATTTAAATGAGCACAAAGAATTTATCAAAGAAGTTTTAGATGTTTTTGCAAAGTCGCTTTAGTATTTTGAGGGGTGTTAAATTGGAAAACTATATAAAAGATTCTCCAACAATGAGGGTATTAAAAGATGCACCGGAAGAATCAAAGTACGAAAGAAACCTTCTTTTCGCTACAGATAGAATAAATATGTCTAACAGAATCGAAGAACTAGATGAAATCATCTTAGACTTAACTAACTCAATTGGGCATCCTTACGATTCCGAAAGCGAATATAATGAAAAGTTATCTGAGTTCGTTAATGAGTTGATTGCCGAAATACAAACAGATAGTTGCTACATATTCGAAGAAATGAACCCACCTGATTATGCAAAAGCACTAGCTAGAGGTCATGCAAACGTACTTAGAAAACGATTTAACAAGTTGGTTGAAGGTATTGAGTAAAGCACATTGAGCCAAACTGCTTCTAGCCTGAAATGAAAACCGCAGTTTTCAAAGCGTAAATAACTGAAAATAAACCTGAAAGGACTGTCTGCGGATAGTCCTTTTTATTATGATAAAAGGAGCGTGGACGATGCAAAGACCGGAACCGGATATCTATGACCACGAGGATAGAATCATCACACTGGAAGAAAATGTAAAAACCGGCCGTGATGAAATCAATAGCGTGAAAGAGGATATCAAGATTATCCATGAAGATTTACGCGAACGGTATGCACGGATTGACGAGAATAACAAAAACCTCCGCGAGTTATCGCAATCGCAAATTATTCAGAATACGAAAATACTCGATAGTGTGCTATCAGGCAATCACGAAGCGGCGAAACGACAGGATGAAATCAAGACGGCAGCAATCAAGTCACGCGCGGACATTTGGCTAAAAGCAATCGGATCGGGCGGTATTTTTTATCTTGTCATTGATATGTTGCTGAGGCTTTTAAATTAGGAGGAAACAAAATGGAATTTAATTTATTTATTGCACCAATCACCATGATCGTGGTGGAAATGTTCAAAACGTTCGGGTTGGATAAGAAGTATCTCGCGTTCGTTGCCGTCATTTTTGGAGCGTTATTCGGGGCTATTTACGGCTTTATCTACAAAGGTGACATCTTTACCAATGCTTTCGAAGGAATGCTTTACGGGGCATCAGCAAGCGGATTATGGGATGCAGCAACTAAGACACTAAAAGGCGCTTAATTATGGCAAATGCAGACTTCTTAAACGAGATTAAAGCCGGATGTATAGCGGGGTGGCAGTCACATGCCGTCTTGCCGTCCATATCGGGCGCACAAGCGATACTAGAGAGCAACTGGGGTAAATCCACACTAGCGGTAAAAGCGTGCAACCTGTTCGGGATTAAAGGCGATTACAACGGTGCGAGTTATTTAGTCGAAACAAAGGAATTCGTCAACGGAACAACGGTATACGTGCAAGCGGCCTTCCGCAAATATCCATCATGGGCTGAGTCGGTTGCTGACCATGGCTCTTTTTTCACATCTACTGACTGGCGTAAAGATAACTACGCCGCAGTAGTAGGCGAAACGGATTACACCAAAGCCGCTGCCGCTTTGTCTGCTGCCGGATATGCAACTGATCCAGACTATCCTGCCAAACTGATAAAACTAATCGAAGCAAACGACTTGGCACAATGGGATTTGATAGAGGAGGAAACAAAAATGCCTAGCATTACACAGAATCACACAAATATTAACTACTCAGCATCGAACGGCTCAAAAAAATACATTGTCTGGCATGATACCGGAGTCAAAGGACAATCAGCTGCCGGCAATGCAAGCTACTTCAAATCGGTTGATCGCAGTGCATCCGCTCATTACTTTGTGGATGAAAACCAGATTGTCGAAGTTGTCCATCCTGATTTGACGGCTTGGCATTGTGGCGACGGTGGCGGCGCGTATGGAATCACGAACGCAAACAGTATCGGTATTGAACTATGTCCAGAGGCTGACGGCACATTCCACGCAAACACAATCGCCAATGCGGTATGGTTAGGCAAGAAGTTGATGGCTGATTATGCTATCGGGTATGACAAAAACGTCCGTCACTATGACGCAAGCCGCAAGAACTGCCCGCAATTTCTGAACACGGATGGCAAGTGGACGAAGTGGTATGCGTTCAAAGCGCAATTGTCGCTAAGTGTGGCAGCAGCGAGAGAATTTGCGTGGACGAAAAAACACGGACGCTTTACGCCATATGGTGATGCTGGCTTCGTCCGCAAACATCCTATCTCTAACTTGGACGCTAGTGGTATCTACAAGGCCGGAGAGCCAGTTACCTATGACTCATGGGGATTCGATGGGGAGTACATCTGGATTCACTGGGTAGATCAAGGAGACTGCTATATGATTAGCGGACAACCTGGCGATGACTGGGGATTTATCGAAGATTTGTAAAATAATAGCCTCTCACTCTTAATCGGGTGGGAGGCTTATTTTTATTTTAAAATAAAAGCGTTTTCCGTCCTTAAAAATGGTATAATGTATACATAGATATATCTCGTAAGGCCGGACAAAAACTGTTTCGATTCTCTGCCGAACATCTTTTTATTACAACCGGCACGCCACCATTATCCGGGAGCGGACGCTCACACACAAACCATTATTCGGAGCGCAGGCAAAGGATATCAAATAGCAGCTTACAAACCCACCTGATCCGTGGGTTTTTTTGATTCCGTTTTGATTCCAAAAAATCGAATTAACAGATATTTACGCACCTTTCCTACAGATGAAATAGACTAGATAGACGGTATATCAAGAGAATAAATGAGGTAATAAACGTATTCTAATATGGTATAATTGCACGCATAAAAGCCGGAACCTATGATGCGTATAGGTTTTCGGCTATTTTTTTATTCTGCTGATTCCGTTTTGATTCCGTTTTTTAAATTATTCAATCCGTCAGCTATATCTTGTTGCTTGTTCGGGTAAAGATGGCTATAGATATTCATAGTCGTTGTTACATTGTCATGGCCGAGGCGCTCGCTTATCAATAGTGGAGAAAAGCCCAGTTCAATGAGCAACGAGGCGTGGGCGTGACGCAACGAGTGGATGCTGACTACCTTGACATCAGCAAGTTTTGCCGCTTCTTTTAGACGAGTAGTGAAAGTAGTCCGGCCATATCCAAACAATAAATCTTTCGGATTGTAGTCGTAAAAGGTTTCCACATACTGTTGAACCTGTTCTATTACATCATCAGACAAGGCAATAGTTCGGTTCGATTTCTCGGTTTTCGGCGCAGTGATGGAGTCATCGCCGGGTATGCGGCTTTTTGTCTTGTTGATCCGCACCGTCTTATTTGCAAAGTCGAAATCATTGAGCGTGAGGGCTAGCGCTTCACCAAAGCGCATACCTGTCCAAAAAAGCAGGGTAAACAATGTTTTTGGCTCAATGTCCGGCACTCGTTCAAGCGCGCGGTTAAACTCGTCCAGTGTCCAAAAATTGGTTGCTTTCATATTCAAGCTACCGATAGCTCCGGCAATCTTCGCTGGGTTCTCAGTCAAACCGTAATAGCGGATGCCGTAATTAAACACGGCCGACAATTCCCCGTGGATCAGTTTCAAGTAGGATGGTTTCAAGTCTTTTTTTAGCATGCCGTTTTGCCAATTACGGACTCTCCTGGCATCTATGGCCGTTATCGGAAATTCTCCAAAGTATGGCAGCAGATAGTTGTTCGCCTTGCTGACTTTCGTCTGCATGGTGGATGCCTTCATCCGCGACTTACTGTCTTCCAGGTAATGCTCCATCAGACTGGCAAACGTCATATCAGGAGATCCGGCCATTTTTAATTTGTACTCAGATTCCCACTTGAGCGCGTCCGACTTGCGGGAAAAACCGCGCTTCATCTTCTTTTTTTTCTTGCCGTGGTAATCGGTATGCCAGAACTGAACATACCATTTCCCGGTCGTTGTGTCCTTATATGCAGGCATTGTAAAAATCTCCTAAAATGCTATAATTAGCATTATCAAATACATATCTTTGCTTCGTACGTCCTCATCGCCAATGGGGGCGTTTATTTGTTTATCCGTAATTAACAACTGCCGCAATGACTTTCCCCCATATCCGCACATCTGCTAAATCATCGTAACTGATAATGATATCCGTAAAGACGTCATCCGTTGAATCCGGCCTAAATATAATGCGCCTATTCACTTCATCATTAATATACCTCTTCATGCTAAAATCTCCGTGATCGGAAAAAACTACTATATCGTTCCTTTTAAGATTATCTATCTGACATTTCTTGATCGCTACTAATGAACCGTGGGGTATTTCTTTGTCCATCGAATTCCCATTCACCGTAATAACTAAAACATCATCTTGCCCCGCGTATCCATTCATAAAAATATCTGGTATTTCTATTTCCGCCAAGTCATCCGCTTTATATACCGCCTCT